ATAAACAATACTTCAGAGTATGGGATTGAGTGGATCCAAACTCCTTTGGCCCACGCCACGTTCCCATTCAAATATTGGCGAGGTGGCATCAATTATCGTTTTCAGGTTAATTGTAGTGACTTACATAGGGGGAGACTTTTATTAGTTTACGATCCTAGAGGTTTTAATAATGATCAAATCCCGGATACTAACACAGCTTTCTGTCGCATCATTGACATAGAAGAGACTAAAGATTTTACCGTACCCATTTATTGGTTTCAGCAGAAATCTTGGGCAAAGGTACCTAATGTCCCATTAGACATGTGGCTCAACCAACCTACTAGCCAACCCGATGATCACGCTGAATATTCCAATGGACAATTACGCCTTTATGTCCTCAATGAACTTACTAGCCCAGACGAGGATTTGACAAATTATGTCCGTATTTTGACTTTCATCAGTGGAGCTGAAGATTATGAAGTCGCTGTCCCAGATGACTACATGATTAAAAGGACAGCCTTTGGTGGAACCTTTACACATACCACAACTGAGGTTAATGATGCTTGGTCACATAGTGGTGTCGTGTCTGACGCTAGATCACAAAGTGGCCTATTAAACAATTCTAAAACCGCTCAGGCGTCCACACCGGGTTGCAGCGGTTCCGAAATGTTGGAACCCATCGGAGAGCCCAGTAAACCCGACGCTTTGTCTTTGGTTTATCATGGTGAAACTTTCGATTCGTTTCGCGATATGCTTAAACGCTACAACTTAAGCAATGTTTTCGCGAGGAACCATAGCGATACCACTAACGGTAAATCGGTTAGATATCGGTTAAATTTACCCAATTTTCCGATGTATAATGGACGCGCCGTTACACATGGTATGTATCAACAACAACGCGCCGGTGGATTGAATGCAGTGAATTATAACATAGCTGGTAGAACATTGCTTAATTGGATCACTCCTGCTTACGCTGCGCGGAGAGGGGGGATCCGTTATAAATACATGCTTGGTTATTATAGCAATACTACACCTACAGCGATGATTGTTTCTCGTGGCCAGACCAACCACTTGCCTTCATTTGGCTCTTCCGAAACTGTGTTAGCCACAGATACGGAAAGCAAGCACGCTGTGTTTTCAAATGTGCAAGAAACAGGACATAATGGCTGTGCTTTCACTTCTCGTCAACATCCTGTACTCGAAGTAGAACTCCCATATTATAGTGACAAGAAGTTCGAGGATGCTTCTAGCATCATTACTGCAGACCAGTATCCTGATCAAACACATCACCTGGATATTTACGATGGTAATAGACAAGCAGATGGTGATATGGAAATTTTCCAATATGTCGCCACTGGTGAAGATTTCAATCTCACTTGGTACGTTAATGCACCATCTTTCTTTATCCAGACTTACAGTCACATCCCATAAGGGGTTTTTAATGGTTTTAAAATAAGAGGACGATTCCTTTACTATTAACCAAGTATAAAGCTATTTCACAATAGGTAAACAGGCTTGTTTCCTATATATACACTCTGCAACCGGGGTGGCCGTCTCAGGACGGTGACAGGTAGTATCCCTTCGGGATCAGCTCTGAATTTCGTAACTGGAATTTTTGTCTCTTAGAGAAGATCAGATCGTACTACCTGTCGGTAGTCGACTCATTATTCTCCAGAATAGAGTTTTTCAAGGTTAGA